TCTCAATCAGTTCCTTGACCGCTGGAGGAACCACCTCGACGCGGGTCTCTCTTTCAATCTTGCTTCGCGTCATTTGTTCGACGATGGCGCGCGTCAACTCATCATGTCCAGTATGAATCACTGGAATAATCCTGCGGGATTGGGTTTTGTTCCATCAACACAAACGACTTAGCCCATATGGGTTGCCGAAACGCGGCTGCTGCCAACTTAATCGCCATCCATTCCGGTGCAGTTAATTGAGTTGCCCCGGTGTCGGTTACGATATTAATCGTCGTTGTTGTATCTCCCAAAGCCAACAGTGCGTCGGCGTAATCCGATACTTCAGACCACCCTTTAAGATCAGCCTCGGTTGTACCGATTCTATGAGTTCCGCGCACATCACCAAAATTATAGTCGAACCCTAGTGCCAGTCTCCGCTCACGCTCCGCAATGACTCGATATGTCATCATGCGCCTAATTTCGTCAGCGCTTGGTGCTTGAGGTTCAGGATGAGGGGCCTTGCGCGCAATAAATCCTGGCTCCGGCTTCCATGCGACGTTTGGCGTCAAAGCCGTCAGTTCATCCAACGTTGATGCCACCTCAACGGTATTGATGACCGTTGAGCTCCCAACAGCGGTGATTTCGTAGCGCATCACAGCTCCCATTCGATCAAAACGAGACCGCCAGCACCTGCGCCACCACTGCTAGTTGAGGCCATTCCTCCACCTCCCCCGGAACCATAACCAGCGGCAGCGCTGCCTGCTCCAACTGAATAGCCGCCGCCGCCAGAACCACCGCCACCATATGGACCGCTAGCACCACACCCACCCATTGACGCAAAAACGGCGGTTCCGGCCGATGCTCCGTTACCGCCTGCCGCGCCTGAAATATTAACTGTCCCACCGGACGCACTTCCGCCAGAGCCGCCGGCGGATGCTGCGGCTGAGCCTCCGCCGGCCACACCCGTTGCACCGCCAGCACCATTAGCCGTTATGCTAACCGGTGACCCTATGGACGAATTTCCGCCATTACCGCCACTGCCACCCGTGTTGGCTCCAGCCGTTCCACCAGAACCGATTGTAATAGTAATGGCTGTGCTTGGAGCAACGTTTGTGAACGACCCGATAACAACACCGCCAGCGCCTCCGCCACCCGCCGAAGAATAGTTTCCGTTAGAACCGCCACCGCCGCCACCAGCCCCGACAACGACATAGCGATAAACGGTTGCAGTGCTAGAACCTGCTGGCGTTGTGAACGTGCCGGACGCGGTGAAGGCTTGCATATTAAGAACGCCAACGGGGCCCTTGCGAATGACCTGGTAGTTGGTTCCATCACTGACAATTCGTGCGCCACGATTTTGCGGAAGAACAAGCGTTGCGGCTCCGTCAATCGTTGAGGTCGTCGGCGTGATCGTGACAACGCCAGCCCCCTTATTCAAAACATCGCAAAACCATCCAGCCGCGAAGGCATTGACAGCCTGCGGCAACGTCACTGCGATACTTGAAGCATTCGAAAACGTGACGAGCTTGGAAAAGTCTGTGTTTAGAACGGTATATGTCGTGCCCGTTTGAGCATTGACTTCCTCAATAAAATCATCAGCAAGCGGGCTAATCGTTACTTCAGCCGTGCCAGACAGCGAAATTGCGTTGTTTGAGTTAGTCGATTTCAGCACAGATCGGGTTAGCGTTGTCCCGCTCGATGTGTATACACCGCGCCCCACTTCGCTATTAGAACCGTCGCGGATCGCATATGATACGGTCTGCCCGTCGTTAGCGCCGGCACCAGCGAACGACAAATATCCCGCTACGGCCGAACCGAGTGTAATCGTGCCCGTGCCGGTTGTCGCCGTCGTCATCCGGGCAAGATTGTAGCCGCGCGGCATTAGGACGGCTCCCCTGTGCGGCCATTGAGAGCGCGGGAGAGCTGTGCCCGCTCAACGTCGATGGCATAAAGCGGGGCTTCAGCCGTCCTCATCTGATCAACGAGTGGCTGGATCGCCGCCGCAATATCAAGTTGCTGCTGGCGGAGTGTTTCATATTTTGCGCGGATTGGCGCGGCTTGCGCTTCGATGGTATTTTTCTGCGCTGTCAGTGAATGGAACCGCGCGCGCATTTCTTCCGGTGTCGGCATCGCCATATCTGTCACCTTAAGCCAAAGTCAGCACGCCTGCGGTGCCGTCGAAATCCACCGTAAAGCTCTCGCCATTGGCGAGCGTGATGGACGAGCCATAATCCCAATACCCGATTAGCTTGGATGCCGTCGCATCCGAGAGAACCGCATAACGGAAGGGCCCAATCGAACCGCCAGATGCCGTGAACGTCACATCGGCCAGCACAAGTTTATACGTGCCGCTCGTTTGCGCTGACGACGAGACTGTTGCTGTGGTTCCGCCCGTCGTATAGCCGTTGCCGTTCGAAATCTCAGTAAGATCACTGATAACACCGTTGCTTGATGTCGGCGCGGTGTTGCACAGGATCACTTTCAGGGTATCGCCCTGTAGGTTGAACCCACCTTCCGCGAGATATTCGACGAACGGATAGAATTTATTGAACGTTGCCATGGGTTCCCCTCATGCGGATGGGGCGGACCGAAGTCCGCCCCGCGTTGCGTTTAGAGAACAATACCGAAGATGCAGACATAGATCGTGCCCGTGCCGCCGGCATTGGCGGCAGCCACGATCTTGGCCTGCACCAAGGTTTCTTCCGAAAAGTACTTCGGGCCCGTTCCATGAATGAACGGACGATAGTTCGTTCCGGCCGGCATCAGATCAGTGATGGCATCACCCGTCATCACGCCGCCGTTCACAAACGCCGTCGCGAGCGCCACGCCGCTATTCTCGTTCGTGTACGTGGTTGTGTCGGATACCGTTAGCGTTGCCGCTCCACCGCCGTTGGCAGTAATGCCCACGTCGATGTCGAGGGTTTCGGTGCCGGTGTCGATGTCGTCGGTTGCCATAAAGCCCCAAAGCGTAAGACAATTCTTAGGGAGCTTGAACAGGTTGACGAGATCGTTGGCTGACGGCGCGGCAGTGTAGGTGTACTTTCCCCACCATGCCTTGACGTTGCCGTGAAGACCATGACCAGCGGGCTGGCCATAGGTGTACTGGTTTGTTGATACAGTAGCCATGTGAGTGTGCTCCTAATTCGGGCTATTAAGCGTCGGCGGCGGCTGCGAAGTACCCAGTGACAACACCGTGGTCCTTGTAGTCGTCCGTATCGGTTGCGCCCGATCCAAAGCGGAGCTTTTCGACCTTGTACCACTGCTTGATGGCGAGACCCATTTTCCGCTTGTAGTCAAATTCCTCATCGACCGTCTGGGGACGCATTGCCCACGCCATGCCGAGCGCCTGGGCACCGAGCAGATAGCAGGGACGAACTACAGCCGAGGAAGCGCCGACAGCGCCGAGCGAGGGAATGTCCTCGATCTCGTAGATGTAAACGTTGTCCCAAATGTAATCAGCGCCCGTGAACAGCTTATTATCGTTTCCACGCACGCCAGCGTCGCGGTTAGCCTGCTGGAACGTGGAGTTGGCCGAAAGGTCTCGCACCATCTCAGTCGGCGCAAGCATGACATAGCCGTCAGACCCGCCAATGCTTGACTTAGGACGGATCGGCCGAATGCGCGGGTTTGCCTGCTTGGCCATACGCTTCATCAAGCTGATCGCATCAGGCGTCAGCTTGTCGTTGGTCGTGTCGACGTTTGCGAGCGACGCGGAATGATCGTTGCTCGATGCGTTCGATTTGGCAGCACCGAACAACACACGGTCGGCGTTATCGACAAGCCACGCATCTTTCTGCGCTTCCGACGCCGAAGCGTAGGCCACACCATTGATGGAACCGAGAGCATCAATGATGTTGTCGCGGTCAAGCTCCATATTCCAGTCCATCAACGTGTCGCGATGGGCCTTGCGGAGATTGATCGAGGTTTTCTGCTCCTCGAATTTCGAGAAGCGCACGGCGTGGCTGTACTCGCGAACGCGAATACCGAATGAACGCATCGTGAGGTCTTCTTCGTTACCTTCGAGCGTTTCGTTTGCGCCTTTCGCCTCGCCCGTCAGCCGGTTGACAAGCGTCAACACGATCTGATCGCCGGGCTTTTTGGTGAGCTCTTCCTTTACTTGGATCACGGAATTGGTGCCCGTGCCCATGAATTTCTTGAACCAGTTCTGGTTCAGATATTCGGTAAAGTACTGATCGTCCCACTGCGTTACTGTCAACGCAGATGGAATGTTGGTCTCTGCCATTTTGGTTTAGCCTTAGCCTAGGAGTTCGTCCAAAGACGCCCGCTCCTGAAACTGCCCATTCGATGCACGAGGCTGGGCAGAGGTGCGAGACGCCAGCGATTTGGGAACGGCGGCTTGGGCGACAGGCTTGGATGCAGATGGAGTGATGCCGTACTTGGCCAACACTTCAGCCTCGATTTTCTCGCGGGCTGACTTTGGATCGCGCACGACTTCGACTTCCGAATACCAGTCCATCATGGTTTGGTATGGGTCATCCTCATTGAGAAAAGCGTCGATCATCCCGGCATTTCGAGCCTGCTGAAGCGCGGCGGAAACCTTATCGTCTCCGTGCGTTTTGCGGACTCTCCGTTCTGACCGATCCAGCTCCCGAGACAACATCATGCGTTCAGCATGCGCCGTGGCATTTTGCACGGCGATATTCTGAACGATGGCTGCGGCTTGGGCTGGATTTTCCCACCACAACCGCTCCAAATCCTCCTGCGTGATGACAGGCGGCTGCGGTTGCTGTGACTGAGGGTGACGCTGCTGCGACTGCACAGACTGCTCTAATTCGCGCAGCCGTCGTTCCAATTCCTGACGCTTTTTGCGTTCGTCCACATAGGCCTTGCGTGGAACGTGAGGCGCATCATCACTAGGCTCGGCTTGTGCATTGGCGTCAGCCGGCGGCGCTGCGCTTGGTTTATCGCCCGTCTCAGGAGGTGCAGTCTCAGCCGGCGCTGGCGCGCTGGTCTCGACGCTCTCCTCTGCATCAAGCATTGCTTCCAGTGACGTGTTCTCCGTCGTCATGCAGTGGACCCCATCATTTCGCCCGATTGGCCCGGCGGCGGCATCATTTGGTCTTCAGGGACGCCCGTAGGTTCACCCGGCGGCGGCGACGCAGGTACTGATTCAGCGACGGTCGGCGGCACGATTTGGCCAAGCGCGACCTGGGTTTGCGCAATGTCGGTTTCGACTTTGATCTTCAGCGCTTCGGCTTCGGTCTTCTCAACATCGGCAATGAGCTTTTCGACTTCAGCCGTGGCTTTCTTGATCTGCAATTCAGTTGCAACCTGATCTCGTGCGGCTTGCTCTGGCGACTGCTTCCCGCCTTCCAGCTCTTGGAGCAGCTCTTCCTTGTTCCGCAGGCTAGAGGCCTTCAGGTAGACTTGCGGCGGGAATGTCACGGCCGGCGCCAGCTTGATCAGCGCTTGGAATTGTTCCTCCTGCACGTTGGCCGCGTCCGGCACTTCCTCAATTGTAATATCCATATACATTTCGGTTGGCTGGTTTTCGGTGCGTATCACCTGGTCCAGCATTGGCCCGCGCATCGGGTCTTGTGCAATCTGTGCGAGCGTTGCCTCGATTTCTTGAGGCTGCGCACCCTGCGCTTGCATACGCTTCGCCAGTTCTTCCTTTGCGGTCACTGGCCGATTGAGACCGACAAAGCGCACGTTCTTTTCGTTATCCGTAACGCGGACCCACCACTCCTCTTTTTTGTACTGGCGGATCAAATCCCAGATGCGCTGATAAACGCGGCGCTTGAGGTAGCGATGCCGGTCAAGCAGAAGCGTAATCTCTGTCTGACCGCTTTGCTGATTGGCAAGGATCGCGCGACCAGATGGCGCGTCGCCGTCTTTGCCGAGCATTGAAGCGTTAGGCCCCATCTGCTCGATTTCGTTTTTGCTCTCCTGCAAGAGCTGTAGTTCGCCGGCCAGTTGCTCAGCCTTCCCCAGAAGCTCGAACCGAAAGCCGGGATTGACGACCACGATGCCGTCAGGCTTGGCGATTTCCTTCTTGGCCTGATCAACGTCGCGAACCGCGCCTTCCTCGGCCACGACCTGTTGCATGGTCAGGCGATGCAGGGCCTTCGATCTGCGCTTGTTGATCTCGTCTTGCACGTCGATCATGAGGCGCACCAACCCGTACCGGTTGTTGTCGCGATCGACATAGGCGCTCTGCAGGATCAGCGGGCACCACGAGTTGCCGTCCTGATCGACGAACGGAACCGGCATCGACTCGAGTTTGCCGCCCTTCGTGAATACGCAGTACACCCAGCGCCCGCCTTCGCGGTGATACATCTGGACTACGCGGACACGCTTGCGGGCCTTGCCTGTTGCCCACGATTTCCACGTTGGGCGGTCGTCATAGGTGCGCGTCAGCGTGTCGTTGCTGACAGTTTGCTCGATGGCCTTCTTTGCGTCTTCGGTGTTCCACGTTTCAAGCGCTTCCTCCTCGTCCATCCAAATGTAACCGCCAAGGTAGCGGGCATCGGAGAAGTCGAGCTTGCGCGAATGCGGATCGTAAAAAAGCCGGTCCCATTCCCAATGCTTGGCAGCGATTTCGTTGGTTCCGTCCGGCTTGGGCTCAATGACGAGTTCCACGCCACCAAAACCGTCGATGAGCATGTTCTGCCAAACACCGCTGAACGCGGTGTCTAACTCGGTCTTGTCCTTGACGTATCGCAGCGCATCCGTCGCCGCTTCCGAGGCGTCTTCATCCTGCGGCGTGCGGGGAAAAGCCTTAGGGTCGGTACGATTTGCCGCTTCGAACCCGCATAGAAAGTCGATCTTAGGTTTAATGCGGTTGATCACAACATCGGGCTGCCCGCGCTGGCGTAGCGTGGCTTTCTCGGCAGCCGTTAATTGCTTGCCGTCGTAATAGTCTCTATCCCGCTCCGCCGCTTTGCGCGCGGCGTCGGTTACCTCTTGGGCGTCTTCAACCCATCCAATCAGGGTTTCGAGCGGTGTTTTGGATTCGTCGTAGCTGTCAGCGGCTTGTTCGGCCGCCAGCATTCCATCTGCCATTAGGATTTTATTTCACCCGATGAAGTGTCGAGCCGGGGATAGGCGACACTTGCTGAAATGATATTCTAAAACGCCTTCCAACTTTGGGACGTTTCTTCCTGTGCGCGCCGCTTGAAGGCCCTGTCCCATGCACTTTCTGGCTTCTCGGCCTCAGCCGGCGCGCGCCCTGATACCATCGTGTCCATCATGCGTCCGATCAGGCCCAAGGCGTCGATCTGGTCGTCGTGTTTGCCGGCCGGGAACGTCATCATCTCATTGAGAAGGTCTGTTACCCAATGCGCCGAATGTGGGAGAAACACTTTCCCCATCGCAGCTCGAGCCTGAAACGATCTGGCCCTCGTAGGTTTGTCGGATACGCTCGACATTTGTTCGCGCCGGCAATACACGCGGCGCTCTCTCATTCGGCGGTCAATAAACGGGCCTAACGATTTGACGATCTGGCCGTTCTCCTCGCCCCAATTCAGCGGCTTATGCTGGGCGACCAAGTTAATGAACTGTTCCACCCATATGTGGCTTTCCGTCTGCTTTCGCCACACATCCACGACATAGAGATTGTCTTGAGGGTCTACGCCGCAGACGACGTGGACCGTATAGTCTCCTCCGCTGGCTGTGACGGCGTAATCCGAGGCACCGTACATCCGAAGATGGTCCGGCAATCGGTCGTAGAACTTGAACCATTCCCGCTTGAAATAGTCGCCTTCTTCTGGCGTGGGCCTCTGCTGATAGAGAGCAGACCAGTCACGGCTCGGAAGCACTCGCCGGAGGCGTTCAAGCGAACTGATCGGGTAGAATTCTGGCCACAGCGCCTCGCCTTCGGGGCTGATCGCCGGAAGTTCGAGCCTGGTCCACTTGTCGCCGCCTCGTTCTTCCTCGCTGAGAAGCTTTCCGGATAGGTCGTCTTCATGCCAGCGGGTTTGAATGACGATGATGCGCCCGCCGGGAGCAAGCCGCGTGTAGGCCGTGCTCGTGTACCAATCCCAAACTTTTTGACGGTGCAGCTCGCTATCCGCTTCCTCGCGGTCTTTGAGTGGATCGTCGATGAGGAGTACGTTCGCGCCGCGACCAGTGATAGCCGTACCCACGCCGGCTGCAACGTATGCTCCACCTTCCTTTGTATTCCAGCGATTAGCGGCTCGGCTGTCATCAGCGAGACGGGTTGCAAATAGGGCTCTATATTCGTCGGTTTCGAGAATGTTTCGAACCTGCCGGCCAAAGTCCGTAGCAAGGTCGCTGTTGTATGACGCGGCAATGATCGAGTGTTCAGGATGTTTACCGAGATACCAAGCAGGGAACCTTCTAGACGCTAGCTCTGACTTACCGTGCCGAGGTGGCATGTTGATCATGAGCCGATCAATCTCGCCGCGCTCGACGGCTTCAAGATGTTCGGCGATCAGTGTGTGATGCGACGCTGGAACGTACTGAGGAAACGTGTATTCAGTGAACGGAACCAGTGTCCGCTTCGCTCTCCGCCGCCTCAGAAGCTCCTGCGCGGCTTGCTGCGGCGATAGCCTCGAGTTCTGCGTCGGTAAACTGTTCTGCGGTTCGCTTATCATCAACCGTCACTTGTGACGCGGCGAGGCGCGGGTGCACATAGGGCGCTGCATGGACGGCAGCTTGGAGCGCTTCGTCGATCTTTTTCGCTGCCCACGCGGCGCGCATCGTGTTCAACATCACTTCAAGTGGCGATATTCCATCTGCCGCAGCGCGCGCCATCATCTCTTGACGATAGATCGTTGCCTTTGTAACGCCGCCCTTTTTTCGACCAGCCCCAGGCCTTGCACCACCTCTAGGCATTTGATTTCCTGTGAAAGCGGTTCACTAAATCAAAAGTTGTTGCCTCACGTGAAACATTCAATTCAAAGTTGCCGATGGACGCTGAAGGGCTCACGAAAGTTGATCCTTAATGGTCTCGTACCACCAGATGTTGAACGTCTCTCTGGCGTTGGCAATCTGCTCGTCAGATGGGTTCTTGTCGATCTTGACGGAATGGCTATAGCGGTGGCCTTCGTGATATCTCGTTACGCCCACCCAGTAGCATTCACCATTGTGGGCTGGATGAATATCAGCGCCTTTAACGTCGAGCTTACTAAGGATGTCGTTTTCCGCCATG